ATGACAGGTATGAAGAAGAAGCTGACTTCAGCAAAAACCGCCAAGGATCCCAACAGCCGTATCAATAAGTCTTTGAGAGCTTGGAAGTGCTGACATGGAAATGATGATCTGGAACATCGTCTTGACTGCGCTGGTGGGGATCATGGCCTTCTTGATTAAAAGCCGCTTTGATGAGTTGCACCGGCTCGGTATACTGCTGAACAAGACCCGTGAAGAGATGGCCAAGGAGCATGTCACGCGGCGCGAGATTGATGATCGTTTGGACCGGATGGTGACTCACTTCGATCAACGCTTCAACCGACTTGAAGCCAAACTGGATGAAATCCGAAAGGCAGGATAAGCAGATGATGGACAAGACTGGCAAGATGAAGATGGTCAAGAAGGGCGGGAAGAAGGTTCCTGCGTTCGCGGCCGACGGCGTGGGCAAGATGATGGGTGGTGGCATGGCTACCCAGTACAAGAAGGGGGGTATGGCGGACATGAAGGGCCGTGCCCTGAAGAAACCCGGTTCCGATGCCCGTGGTCGGGCGATGAAGGGGAAATGATCATGGCTGGACGTGGAATGGGCTGCGCTACCCGAGGTGGTGGCGCGGTTGAAAGCGGTGCCAAGAACCGCATGATCTCCAAGACCAGTGAAACATCCGGTCCGATCATGATGAAAGACGGTGGTGCTGTGAACCAGCACAAGCGCATGGCCATGGGCAAGAAGGTCAAGGGCTATCGCAAGGGCGGGATGTGTGACTGATGGCCACCTCCGGCACAACCGACTTCAATCTTTCGATTGATGACCTAGTCGAAGAGGCATTTGAGCGGTGCGGCATGCGTCCGCAAAGCGGCTATCAGTTGAACACTGCTCGCCGCTCGCTCAATTTGCTGTTTCTAGACTGGGCCAATCGAGGCTTGAACCTGTGGACAATCGAGCAATCCACTTATGCGCTGACCCAAGGCGTGAACGAAATCACGCTGCCGTCGGACACGGTCAATGTGCTGGAAGCGATCATTCGCCAGAACAACCAAGGCATCAACACAGATGTCTACATCGAGCGGATCAGTCGTGAGGACTGGTTGAACGTACCGGACAAAACCACCCAGGCTCGGCCTGCGCAACTCTACGTGCAACGGGCCAACCCAACCAAGGTGTTTTTCTATCCGGCAGCAGATCAGAATTACACTTTCGTCTACTACCGGATTCGTCGGATTCAGGACGCAGGCGACTACACCAACACGGCGGACATCAACTTCCGGTTCTTGCCTTGTTTGGCGTCGGGGCTCGCGTACTACCTGTCGCTCAAGTTTGCCCCGGACCGTGTTCAGGCCTTGAAGGCCCTGTATGACGAGGACTTCCAGCGGGCAGCATTTGAGGACCGTGACACGGCCAGTGTTCAGTTCGTGCCTGATGTAGGGTACTGACATGGCGTTCGCCACGGGCAAATACGCGCTCGCCCTGTGCGACTACTGCGGTCAGCGTTATCCGTACAACACCTTGCGCAAGAACTGGCGCAACTACATGGTGTGCCCGGACGACTACGAGCCCAAAGAGCCGCAGTTGGAGCCCCTGCGTTATCGAGGCGACGCGATTGCGTTGCGCGATCCGAGGCCTGATCGCATCGAGCCGGTTTCTGTCTTTGTTGGCGCACCAGGCTTTTCCGCGTTCCAGAGCTTTGGTTCGGCACGCAATACGAATGACATGCGGCCCTACATTGTCGGCCAGGCGCTGATTGCTCAGGGCGTGGTGGGATCTGTCACAGTGAGCACGACATGACGTACAACGAACTGGTCACCAACATCCGGAACTACACTGAGGTCGGGAGCAATGTCTTCACAAACTCGGTGATTGACACCTTCATCACGATGGCCGAGAACCAGATCTTGCGGGAGATCGATCTGGATGTGTTCAAGGTCGAAGTGACGGCCAACATGACCTCCGGCAACAAGTTTCTGACTGCGCCCAGCGGCATCTTGACGCACCGGTACATGATGATCACGGTTAGTGGTGACAAGGTGTTCTTGGATTTCCGCGATTCGTCGTTCATGAGGGAATACTGGCCTGACGGATCCGCCACGGGTGTGCCGAAGTATTACTCGGTGTGGGACCAGGATACCTTTTACATCTCCCCGACGCCTGACCAGAACTACCCGGTGGAGTTGGGCTACATCTACCGGCCTGTGCAGGTGTCGTCGGGAAATCCGACGACCTGGATCAGTACAAATGCGCCGGAGGCGTTGCTGTATGCCTGTTTGATTCAGGCATACAGTTACACCAAGGGCCCGAAGGACATGATGGACTACTTCCGTGGCGCGTACAAAGAGGCGCTGCAGGGCCTGGGTATGGAGCAGCAGGGCCGTCGTCGGCGGGACGAGTACCGTGACGGCATGATCAGAATTCCAATTAAATCGGAGTCACCCGGACCATGATTTCAGTACAAGCCCCTGCCCTATTGGGCGGTATCCAGGTTGCAACGACCAGTCATAGGGGCTGGACACCGGAAGAGCTTGCGCAACGAGCAGCGGATAAGATTGTGTATGTGGGTGATCAGTCTCATCCGGCGGTACAGGCTCAGGCGAGGGCGTTCAAAGATCAAGTAAGGCACGTGGTCTTGTTTTACCTCAAGGAAGCTATTGAGCAGGATCGTGTGACCTTGAAGAACCAGCTAATCAATGCAGGCCATCCTGAGCTTGTGAAACTCTTGGAGAACTGAGATGGCGTTCACGGGAAATTTCCTTTGCACCAGCTTCAAGGTCGAACTGATGCGTGCGGTGCATGACTTCACGGCCAGCACGGGCGACACGTTCAAGCTGGCGATGTACGACAACAGCGCTTCGTTTACGGCGGCAACTACGGCCTACACCTCGTCCAACGAGGTCTCGGCATCCGGCTCGTACTCAGCGGGCGGTGGTGCGCTGACCAATGTTACGCCTACTAGCTCAGGCACGACGGCGTTCACGGACTTTGCGGACTTGTCGTTTACGAGTGCCACGATCACGGCTTTTGGGGCGTTGATTTATAACGATTCGGCTGCTGGCGATCCTTCGGTGTGCATTCTGGACTTTGGTGGGGCGAAGACCTCGACTGCCGGAACGTTCACGATCATCTTCCCGACGGCCGATGCGAGCAACGCGATCATTCGGATTGCGTAAGGTCTGTTATGTCTTCCGTTAACGCCTACGTTCAGTCTTTTAGGGTAGCGACGGTCACCACCGCGATCCTACAGGCTGCGGCGAACGCCAGTCCTGGCAAGGAGCTGTTCCGGGATGTGGTGATAGGCGGCAGGCCGCTTGGGGACATCAACAACACCGGCACGGTCACAAGCGCGGATGCGCTGGATTATCTGAAGTGGGGTCAGGGCACTTTAGCGGATCCTGAGTTCACGTATGTTGAGACGGTCCTCAACCCCTACATGACCCAGAACCCGGTTGCGTATGCGGCCTATCTGGCGTTTGGGTATGGGCAGGTTGGCGCAGTTACCATGACCGGGGATGCAAACGTCACGTTGACAGGGGTGTCCGGGACGGGTGAAGTTGGGAGCATAGTTAGAGAAGTGCCTGTGACAGGTGTCTTAGGCACTGGGCAGGTCGGGTCCGTGACGCTTACTGCGAGTGCGGAGGTGTTTCCTGTAGGTCTCGGGGCGCTTGGGCTAGTGAAACCTGCTCTTGTTTGGGGTCCCGTGGACGATAGTCAGAATGCGATCTGGACTCCCGTGGACGATAGTCAGAATGCGATCTGGACTCCCGTGGACGATAGTCAGAATGCGATCTGGACTCCCGTGGACGATAGTCAGAATGCGATCTGGACTCCCGTAAATGATTCCCAGGCGGTAAACTGGGTCGAAGTTGTGACGTAAGGGGCGAACATGCCAAGTACATATTCCAGCAATCTCAAGATCGAGTTGATGGCCAACGGTGAGAACTCCAACACCTGGGGGACCGTGACCAACACCAATCTTGGGACCGCTCTTGAGCAGGCGATCGCGGGCAAAGCGGACATTACGATGTCCAGCGCCACGGTCACTTTGACTTACACAAACACCAATGCCGCGCAGAACGCCCGAGCGGTGTACCTGAACTTGAGCGGTTCGCCGGGTGGTGCGGCCGATTTGGTCGTCCCCGCGATCCAAAAGCCTTACATCGTCAAAAACGGCTCCGACCAACAGGTGACGGTCAAGGTCTCTGGGCAGACCGGGGTGGTCGTGCCGGTCGGCAAGACAGTGTTACTTTATAACAATGGCACGGATGTCGTGACCTCGGTGGATCACATTCCGTCCTTGACGATTTCTACGTCATTAACAGTCAATGGTGATACTTCGCTTGACGGTGCAGTGGTTGTCAACGAAGCAGGCGCTGACAAAGACTTTCGCGTTGAGGGTGACACCGATCCCAACCTGCTGTTTGTTGATGCATCAACTGACCGGGTTGGGATTGGGACGAATTCGCCATCAGCAAAACTTGAAGTTTTAGGTACAAACAACATCATTAGGTCTACTGCTTCAAGCGGATATGCTGGATTTTATGCGGATGCCGCAACTGGTGATAGGGCATATAG